AGGTGAAACCAACCATCTGGGCTGACGTTGAAATCCACCGGCCCATTAGGCGTTGAATCTATTAGATCAAAATCTGCGGCAACCATAAAAACGAGCACATCGCCTTCAGCGAGGCTGGCGGGCAGGGCTACGTCGGTTGTTGTGGTCTGTTGTTGGATAACACCCGACACTTCATTGACGAAGGTTATGCCTGTGGGGGCAGCACCACCACCGACAAGACCACCCGCACCTAAGAGTTTCTTCCACAGCATTATGTGCCATCCCCGACTAGAGCGCCGTAGAGCGTGCCAAAGTGCCAGAGGACAACAGTCGTAAAGCCTGTCGTTGCCAGTGTTGGCGCAGCGCCTGCATTGTTGACCCACGTCATAGTGGGCCACGTAATGCCGTAGGCCGCGCCGTCGTCGATCATCAGCACGATGGCTTCGCCATCTGCGAACACTTCTGTTGGGGTACTGGCTCCGGTCAGTGTCCACTTCTGGACAGTGCCGTCTGCTGGATCAAGTTCAGGTGTCGTGCTGGATGGGATCGTGAAGGTTTCCTCACCAATCGCACCCGTAAGCAACACATCAGCCAGCGTCTTACCACTCATCGTCTGTGTGGCAGTTAGCAGAGCAATCGTGTCGCCTTCGATAGAGGCCACACCAGCGGAGACACGAGCAAGAGTTGTATCACTAGCATGACCGATATTGACCGCTGTGAATTGCGGACTGTCACCGGTACCGATACCGAGATTGGTACGAGCGTTTGGCGCTGAGCTAGCACCCGTGCCGCCGTGTGTTACAGCTACGTCTGTACCTTCCCATACGCCTGTACCAATCGTACCTACTGAGGTCAGGTTCGATAGTGTATCAATCGCTGTCTCAATGGTAGCCTCAGTCGTAGCATCCAAGGCGTCGATGTTGGATAACGTGGTGGTGCCAGCGGTGTCATCAATGATAGTGACGGCGCCTAGGGCTAGCTTACCACTGGCAGCGATAGTCAGAGTGTTTGTAGTGGCATCAAAGGTAAAGTCAGGGTCACCCTCCAGGGTGCCGTCACCTGTCCATACCCCTACTTGGTTGTTAACAGGTGTTCCAACCTTAGATACGTCACCACTACCAGACGGGGTAACCCAAGTGCCATCACCACGCCAGAACGTAGTCGCACTAGCGTTAGTCCCGCTGTTCAGGTTGGTAACAGGCAGGTTACCAGTGACGTCAGCGGCTAGATCAACGGCATTACGTGTCAATACCTGACCAACTAGCGTGATGTAGTCCAGTGTGCCAGCGAGAGTTACATCTGTGCTATTGTCGGTGCCAGCAGGGTCTACACCTAAGGTAGCTTGGGCTGCGGCTTGGTTAGCATCGTCAATGACAGTAGCACCGAAAGCACTGATGGTTGTATTGGCAGGTAACACCAGTGTCTTGATGTTAGCGTCTACCTCTGAGTCCATCAGAGCACCAGCAGCGGTGACGTTAGTTGTATCAGTGACGTCAGCCAGTGCCTCGATGCCGTCGAGTTTGGTTTCATCTGCTATCAGAAACGAGGCAGTAGTCGCGGCCAACACGGCTGAATAGGCCTGCACGTCTGTGCCAATGGCCAGACCCAGATTAGTCCGTGCGCCTGCCGCAGTGCTGGAGCCTGTACCACCTTCAGTGACAGGCAAGTCACCTGTGACGTCGGTTGTCAGATCAACCAATCCGCGTGTTAGAACCTGCCCCGCTAACGTGATATAGTTGGGGGTGCCAGCGAGAGTTACATCTGTGCTGTTGTCCGTGCCTGCTGGGTCTACACCTAAGGCAGTCCGTGCATCTGCTGCCGTACTCGATCCTGTCCCACCGTCCGTAATAGGGATATCTGTCCCGCCCGGTACGTAGTAGCTCTGGAGATCACTTATGTCGGCCTCAACGACCGTGATGGTGTTTGAGGCAGTGTTAATCGTCTTGTTGGTAAGCGTGTCGGTCGAGTCGGTCTGTACAATGTCTTCAGCGATGGCCGACACAAAGACAACTGCGTCACCCGTCAGGGTGATCGCCGCGTCGGCGTTGCTGCTTTCGAGGATGGCGGCGCGCGTCATGGTGGTGCCGATGGCCGTGTAGGTGCCGCTGCCGATCTCCCAGTCGGCGCCGTCCTCGATGACGTAGCGAACCACGTCAGCATTGACAACGCCCGCGTCAGCGAACGACTGATAGCCCGTTGACGCGGAGCCCAAGGTGATGGTCCCCGTCCCCGTTGTCGCCGTCGTCATCTTGGCGCGGTTGACGAGTTTCACCATAGGTTACGCCTCTTGGAGGATCTTGCGGACCTGGGCCTTGGCTTGTTCGATCTGCTTGTTGAGCGCGGCCAGTTCGCCGGATACTGCCGCCTTTTGAGCGTTCAGCGTAGCTAACTCATCTGAGGCAGCAGCGTTCTTGGCAGCAGCCTCCTTAGCTGCTTCAGCCGACGCACTCAGCACCTTCGCCGCGTCGGCCTTCGCCGCCGTGAGCATCGCCTCGCACGCCTCTTGAGCGGCCTTCTTCTGAACGGCAGACGCGGTCTCCGCAGCCTTCTTGGCAGCGACGGCCTTAGCCTGGTCGGCCTTCAGCTTCTCAAGTTCAGCGCGCCCATCAGAGGTCGCCTTAGCAATCTCTGACTCAAGCTGCGACGCGCTCTCCAGGAGAACAACAACCGCCTCGGCGTTCTCAAACGCCTTGGCGAGCTTACCCATCTTGTTGAGTTCAACGCGAGCAGCCGCTAGGTCTGTCTTGTTCATCGTGCGCCCCTTCGTGCCAGCAAGCGGACATCAATGGCGGTGGAGCCGTCGCCGGCTGTGATCGTCGGGCGAACGTAGCGAGGAGCCTCGACGATGACCTCCATGCCTGCCGCTGTCTTCGTGATCGCGTTAGCCTGCGGGTCGGTCAGAGAGTGCCAGGTGGTGCCGTCGTTCGAGCCTTGCATGGTGCAAGAGCCGCCCGTGCTGAACGTACCCTCGATAGTCACCGTCATATCGACAAGATTGAAGGTCTCTACCGGAGCGCCAGTGTCGCCATTGGCGACAGCCAGCCACTCGTAGAGCCATACCTGCATGCCAACTTGTGTGGCAGTGTCGAGAGCAGATTCAGCCATTTGTCGGGCTCCCTATACCGGGTGATCGGCTTGTTTGATGTAGTTCTCAATCGCCTTGAGACCGCGCAGGATGGCGGTCTTGTCGCCCGTGATACCGGTGGTGGCATCGGTGACGCGCAATTCAATGACGGTCGAGCCGGTGGACGTGCCAAATGTGACATCGTCAGGGTTTCCGCTTACGCCCGGAGCGGTGACGCCGTAGAAATGGTCAGCCATGCTGAACCTCCTTGTTGAAAGGGCGAGGCCGAAGCCCCGCCCGATCAGTTACACCGAGTAAACAACCTTGAGGTGAATGCTGGTCGGGCCACCGTTGAAGGTGGTCGAGACCTCTGCAACCACGTCGTAGTCACGCTGAGGGTCCTCGGTGAGGGCCAAAGCCTCCCACAGAGGGCCGTCAGCGAAGGCGTAGGTGTAGACGCCCGACTCAAAGGTCACGTCGGTATTGGTGTTTGCAGTGGTGATCAGCGCCTTGGCTGAAGCAAACAGATCGGCATCAACGACAGTGTCGCCGTTGCCGTCAGTCTGCCAGATGCCAATGTTGATTGCGCCTGCCGTTGACGCGACGGCGCAACTGAGCAGCACCTGGTGAACGACCGCGTTCGATGGAATGCGGCAGAACCGATAGGTGCTGTTGGCGGTGTCGTCTGCGGCGGGTGTAACCGTGCCACAAGCGATTTTCATGGTGCCGCCCTGAACGCGCCCATCGACGGGTACGCGCGGGGTAGCAACCATGTCGGTAATGCTTACCGAGTCGAGATGCTGTACAGCCATTTCTCTATTCCTTCTCTACCCGTTATGCCCGGTAGGATTCGATGTTGAAGACTTTCTCTTCATCCAGGCGAGTCGCGCCGACGCACTGCATGACGTACAACTGCCAGGGTTCACCCTGGAGGTCGTTACGGGTCGTCACCGAAGTGGTGAGTTCACCAAACACACCCATGTGCATGCCACTCTTCGTCCAGACCGGCACGTTGACCTCGTTGGTGCCAGCGGCAACCGTCTCGATCAACTCGCAGTGGACGAAGTTAATGCCCAGGAAGCGGGTGAGTTTGCCGTTCTCCAACACAGGAGCGTCGCCGCTCTTGTAGTCGGACGAGATGACCTCGATCTCTTTCAGGAGAGCGCTGTCATCCTTGGCGGTGAGGCCGCAATACAACGGGTCCATGTCCAAGTCGATGTGCTTGGACATCGCCAGTTCACGGACCGCATGCAGTTTGGCCACGTTCAGGCGAGAGTTGGTGCCGCCAACATCAACGTCGATCTCGTTGCCGGACGTGAAGGCCGTGGACGTGCCACCAGACTCACCGGTCTTGGCCGAGCCCTGGAACGCCTCAATGATCTCAGTGTCGCGAGCACGACCCATTGCGTAGACCGCATTGGTAACGTACTGGCTCTCTGGATCAGTAATGAGGCGCAGTTTGTCGAAGGTGTCGATCAACTGCGGCAAATCATAGTCGGTCGGGAAGACCCACCGACGATTCGTCGGAGCATCCACACGGCCCATCGCGGCGAAGCGGGACACAACTTTCTGTGCCTCGATCTTACCGATCTGGTCAACAGGACTGGCCTGCTTGCCATAGTGGTTACCCATCATAACGTAAGGGGATAGCTTGCTGCCCTGCTGCTGGAGCAGAAGCTGAACATTGGTGCTGTACTGTTGCACCTGGAATGTCGGGATGACATTGATGGACATTTAAAGTCCCTCCAAAATCCGGTTTACGGGTTCTTCGAAGGGCTTACCTGCTAGGCAGGGCTTACTTCTGCGCTTTTACGCGAGCGTCGCGTCCGTACTCTCACGGTGTCTCCCGGCACATCTTGCGACGTGTTCCCGGCTCTGTCGCCTATGATGTACGTGGCCAAGGCGTCCGCACGATCAATCACCCGTTGGGGTTCAAGATCGTGTCGGTGTACCAGCCTGACGCATTCAAGGCGGATGGTGCTGTTATCTGTTCCATACCTAGCCACAGATGTCAAGCCTCTGGGTAAGCAGCGCGATGCAGACGTGTCATCTGCTCACGCGCAGACGCATCACCCTGGTTGTATCGGGCAGCGAACGACTTGTCGCGCATCAACTCCTGGATCTTACCCAGCGCCGCCTCTGGTGAGCCGCCCGCGCTGAACTGGCGAGAGACGCCGTTGCTGGAGACGAATTGATCGTCCACACCCATCTTGCTGCCGATGTTGAGCACGAACCGCAGCGCCTCGCCCGGTCCTAGCGCCTGCTTCAGGCCCTGCAACTGCGTCTCGGTCATGCCGAATGTGTCAGCAGTGCGATCCACGATGGCCGCGTTGGCCTCCCAGTTCTTGCCCCACTCCCCCTTGATCTCAGCCAACTGGGCCGCGTCACGCTCGGCACTGCCTGCGGCCTGCTGCTCCATCAGGTTGCCGGCGTAGGCGTTCCACTTCTCGGCCAGTTGGTTGGCCATTGACACAGGAACACCGGCCTCAAGCATCCACGACGCCGCCTCCTTGGCGAAGCTGTCGTCGCCACCTTCAGGCACGGGGAACTTGTAGTCTTCTGTGGTCTTTCCAGCGCCCAGGCGCTCCCAGATGGGGCGCATGTTCTCAGGCGTCTGCTCCTTCGGAAGGCGCATGACGCTATCCAGGTCGCCCGTCAACTTCTCCAGGTGGAAGGCGCTCGTCGCCAACTTGTCCACGTCCGGGAAGCCCTTCGCGGCTACCCACGACTTGACGTTGGCGTCACTGATCGCGTCCCAGGGGGAGGCAGGCGCTGCGGCTTGTGTTGGAGCGGCTGACGCGGGGGTTTCAACAGCAGCGAGAGACTCTGCGGTGGAGGACACAGACGGGGAACCAGTGGCTCCCGCTGCTCCCGCGTCAGCACCTGTAGACCCTGCATCAGGGGCGGCTACTTCGTCAACCATAATGTTATCCTGTCGTGTCTGTGGGACGACCGTCTACCAGTCGCCATAGGCTCTCTTCATCCATCTGGAGGTGCTGCTGCAACCGCAGCCAGACCTCCCGACGGCCCTCTAGCACCAGGCTCGCGCGGTCATCAGGCGTCACCGTCGTCTGATTTGCGCGACAGAACCTGGCCAAGTCAGCCAGGACGATCTGTGCGTCCTGGCTTTCAAGATCAAACAGTCGCCGGTAGGCGTTGCGCCTGCTTCGCAGGAACCCGCGGGCGTGGTCTACAAGTGTGCGCGGTGTGATCATCGAGGATAATCAGGACCGAAATCGAGTGCGGTAACCGTCCATCGTTGGTCGGGATATTCCTTGTCGATAATGCGTACCATGTTCGCGTATCCGTCCGCGCGCATTCGACCTTCGACTCTTCCGTAAAAGAGTTTGTTGCCGACTCCGCTCGCAATGGAGGCGCAAAAAGCCCAGATCATCTTAGACTCGTCGTGCTCCTGTTCCCCTAGGAATTTACCTTCTACCATCGTGCCGTCCTCCTCTTGGTTTCGCGACGGTCTCTACCAGTTACCCTGCCCCACCCATCGCCTTCATCACACCAGCGGCTGCCGGTGCTGCTTCGAGCATCTGCTGCTGCTGCGCCTGCTGTGCTCGTTGCTCGCGGATCGCCATGACAGCCTCGCCACCACGCATCCACCTGTTAGGGACAGCCGAGATGTCAGCGAGGTCAGGCATGGCCGCGTCCCAGTCGATCCAGTCCAGCGCGGACGGATCGCCCGTGATCTGGATGCTCTGCGTCGTCCAATCTACCAGCCGCATCAGGCCAGTCGCCTCCTCTGCACGCTGCGCGCGTGACAGCGGACTAT